TCCACCTATTTCAATACCTTCACCCGAAAATATCCATGCTCCACCTTGATATACATATAACTTATTGTCATTTGTATTCCACCATAAAGCACCTTCTGGTGGATTTGGTGGTGGTGTGGCAGAAGCTAAAACATCGTTGAGGTCAGTTAGTGTAATTTGACCTACGCCTTTAATGCTTGCCATCCTCATCTCTCCTTTTAATCTAAAAAAGAGAGCCTTAAAACTAAGCTCTCTTTGATTTCCATATTTATATTATACCATTATTTTTCATGTTTGTCAAGTTATGCGTTGTATACTATTATGGTTTTGAAACCTCGCATACTAAGTTTCCACGACCTGTGATGTCGCTTGCTTGAACTGTTACAGTTTTACCAACGTGTACTCCATCTCCACCTAATGCTGTGTTGTTTTTACTGCTGTCTGCATTATAGATAGACCATGTGTAAGTATATCCTTGGTCATTGTTCGCATCGATTTCGTCTCCTGCACGATATAGAAGTGCTGTGAATACAGAACTACCTTGACCATTCTTGAATTGTGTAACACCATTGATTACAACTTGAATTGGGTCAGAGATATCAGATACGCTAGTAGCACCAGAGTATTTAACAGATTTGTAAGTAGCTACACATTTGAAAGCTTCTGTTCCTACGATTGCAGATGCAGGAATAGTAATTTTAGTTGTTGTGAAACCTGTTACTCCAAAGTTATCTACCTGTGCAGTATTTGAAGCAGGAACACTTGCACCATTTGTGCTGATTGGTGCTGTGATACTATAAGTACCTCCACTTGTTGCATATGCAGTAGAGTTTTGCAGTTTGTTTGCACCTGATGTTGTACTAACATAGAACTTTGCACCTGTTACACCGATAGGGAAAGCAGGAATAGTAATCTTCAAGTTGAAGTTAGCAGACATTACAATGTTTGCTTCGGAAGAAGCCTGTGTTTCTCCTTCTGGTGATACCCATGTATACTTAACATAGTATGTACCTGCTGGCAATGTTCCACCTGCTGTTGCTCCATTAAGAGTTGGTGCTGACGATGGGTTGGCAACTGTTGTCATTAATCTCCAACCTGCTCCACCATCTGCGTCTCCACCTCCACCTGCGGAAGTTGTTGAGCTTGGGTCTTGAACATACCATTTGAAAGAAGATGGTGTTACTGTTGTTGCACCTTCATATAAATCACATTGAGCTGAAACTGTTCCTGTTGCATTACGAACGTGTGCTCCATCTGGTGTCCATACGTTCATCATGATAGAATCTGTACCATCATCTACAACTGGAATAGTTTGCTCATCCAGTACAGTAGTTGTTCCACCTGCTAGATAGAATTTAACTCTGAAAGCAACAACCGTTGAACCTGTAGAACCTAAACTGAAAGTTGTGCTTGTTTCATTCGCAGAACTTGTGTATCTAGTAGTGAAAGCAGAACCATCAGTTGAATCTTGAATGATGAATCGTCCTGCATAGTCAGCAGGTGCATTTAGTCCAGTTTGCGACTTACCTGTTACTACAATGTTTGGGGGATTTAACGTGCCATCTTTCTTTCTTCTGATTGCAGGACTATTAGATGCTAACCAATAAGTTGTAGGTGCTCCACCCATTTTGGCTTTAGTAACAGAGAATGTTCTTGTCAAAGTAGCGTAACCACTTCTTGTAGCTGTAATTACACAAGTACCATTATCACCTGTCATGCCAGTTGCAGTAAATGTTCTGTTTGCAGGAGAGCCACTTGCTGTACCTGCAAGTCCACCTGTAAAGGATTGTGAGAATGTCCAGTTTGCAGAATCGTCAGTGTCACCTTTGTATACATACATTGTAGTTGTTGCAACGTTCCATGTACCGCCAGTACCATCGTTGTTAGTTCCGATTGTTTGAGCATCATTTGATAATACTGCTGTAAATGCACTAACCCCTAGATTAATTTTTACAATCTCATATTCTGCTTTGATAGTGATATCGAAGTTTGTTTTTGTGTCTCTATAGACAAGTTCACACATATAGTTCATACTTGTATTTGAAGTTAACAAGTTTGTTTTAAGTGTTAAAGATTTTAAGTTTCCAGAAACAGTTGTTAAAGTATAGTCTGTAGTATTTGCTGTAATTTCTACAAATGAACCTGTACTGTTTGTTTGGTAATACCATTTGGTAGATTGAACTGTGCTTGCAATATTACCTGCTTCACCTGTTACATATAATTCTGGTGTTAATACGTTGTTTGTGGAACTGTATAAAGGTGTGTATGTTCCTACACCAGAACCATCAAACTTAACTTGTTTTGACTGTGTACCTCCAATAAATGCTGTTAAATGTTTCGCATCATTAAGGTCTGTAATTGTTGCTTGACCCGTTGCCACTATAGTCATTATTTAATCATCCTTTTCTCATTGTTTTAATTTTATGGTATATCTATATGGCACTCAAATGTTGCCGATACAAATACATCTGCCCCTGTAACCGTAATCTGTTTTCCTACGCCACTATGAGCTGTATTCCAAGCAGTATCAAGATTACCATTTTTATCTCTCTTCTTCCACATAAAGGCACTATTAGGAAGCGTGTCTGTAATTTCTGTTTTACCTTTGTATACTTTTGCTGTAAACACTGTGTTGATTACTCCATTTCTAAATACAAGACCATTAGAAGAGTGTAATTCTGTTTTGTAAACTATATCATCTTTAACATCATCAATATTATCCTGTGCTGTATCTGCTGACTCTTGAGCCGCTTTTATCAGTTCATTGGTTTTAATATCTAACTGTTCGTCAACTTCTGCTTCTGCATTGAAAACTGCTGTGAATTTTGCATTGAAAACTGTTCTGTCAATTCTTGTAGAGAACGCCATATTGTCATCTGCTAACATAGCTTTTGTTTCCATAGGTGTTACAAACAAGTATGTATAGAGAGCTTGTTTTGCGTTTATATAATTACTTATGAAAGCTGTGCTAGTATCGTTAGGGTAGAAAGCATTTAGTCTTGCCATGTTAGAATCATACTTAGAAAGTATTTTACCCCACTCTATCTTAATCATCTTTTTCTCATAAGCTGTTACGATATTGTCATCTGTGAACTCTTCAATGAAGTTTGCAGAGTTTATAAATCCATCAAGAAGATTAGCGTCTCCACTTTCAGATTCTAGTACGAATGAACTGGCTTTAATTCTCATACCATTGTTATCCATTGTAAATGTTCCTGCATCGTTCGTGATGAATAATTCTTGACCTGCGATAATCTTACCGATTAATCGTTCTGCAACGATACCATCTGGCTTAATCGCTGTCTTCCATGTTTCTCCACCATCTTTAGATAGAGCCATGATACCGCTTTGCATAATAACCATTTCATCTGGAAAATCTGGATTAGTAATAATAATACCACGATTACCAACTTCAATAGAGTTGTTAACACCTGCGATAATCTTTTGTTTACTAGCGTCCCATTCGTCAGTCAACAATGAGATTACACTTTGTTGTACAGCGTTAATCTTATCCCATTTGTACTTGTTGCTTGCAATTACAGAAGAAGCACTAGAGTTTCCATATAGCATCTTTACTAATTTTTCTGTATCATTGAGCAAATCAGTTGTATTTGCGATTGTAATACTAGCTTCGCTATTTTCTAAATCATATTTGATTTCAATAATCTTAGCCATATATTCGATGTTCATTTGAGGATACTTAACTTTAATTAAATCCCCTAGAACCAACTTATCCCAATAATACTGTTCTTCCATAATGTTCATGATGTTGTCAATGTCAACTTCAATTACAACTTTTGGTTGTCTTAACTCTTGGAACTTTTTAACAGCGTCATCGTACAACTCTTTTGCATCGATATATTTATCGTCACTCCAAAGCTTCTCAATAACATATAGATTCAACTCATCTAATAGTTGTGGTGTGAAACCACTACCAGTGTAGATTTCATCATATATAGTATTAATCTGATTCTGATACGATTCTATAGTGTCTTCTATGATATCGATAACATTCTTTTGTGATACGACTTGTGCTATTTTATTATCAAGCTCTGTTTGTCTTTGAGCAACTAGAGCTACTGCACTTGCATATGTTGGTGATGTTTGGTCTTCTAGTTTTGCTAAAGAACCTTTAGCTGTATCTAGTAATCCCTCTGCTGTTTTCTGTTCACCTTCTAGTGTTGCTAATTCTGTTTGCTCTGTAAGTAATTCTGTCTGCTTTGCTATCAAATCATCCATCAAGTTATTTAACTCGAAAGCATTATCTGCCTGTAATGATTGCTGATTTAAGATTGCATGACATAGAGCGTCAGACATAAAGAATGAACTTTTTATCACATTCTTATTCGCATCACGTTCGAATGGATACATAAAGTAGCTGAAATCTTCAAGGTAGTTCATCCCTGTTGGGTTTACGCTTGCAATGCTTAAACCTTCATTTCCAGATACATACATTCTAGTAACCATTTCATCTGTTGTTCTAGTACGCTTGATTGAACGTAGGAATCGACCATAGTTAACAGTCATACCTCTGAATCTTCCGTTTGTACTCATATCCTTAAAGGATACCTTTCTGTTTTCTGTGTCCCAAACAATCAGAGCACCATAGGTTTCTCCTGCTTGCAAGATACAGTCTAATACGTTTGAATCACTACCAGAGTCGAATGAACGAAACATTGCATCGAATATTGGGTCTACCTCACCGATAGTCCATACTGTCGGTTCAAGCAATCCAGTAAGTAGAGTGCTACAGTTGATAGACTCTTCTTCTAATCCGATTACTCTTTTCCCTGTAAGTTCATATCCTAAAGAGAATGCTTTTACATTAAACGTGTCTTGGTCTTCGCCATCTTCTTCAATCTCATCAACTATGTACCATTCTTTGTATGTACCTAGAGTAACCCTAATCAACATTCTTTCTTTGATTAAGTCTACATGATTGTTTCTAACCTGCTCTAACGTTTCTTCGTCTTCTATGTAATGAGGAATAGAGAAGTTTAGTTCATTAATATTCCCTAGCTTCAATTCCATTTCATCATTAAACTTTTCACTGATATGTGATATAATCTGTTTGTTTGGCTTTGCCAAATGAAGTTTCGCCTTTTGTTTCTTTTTGGTATAATCAATATTGATAAACAATCTCTATACCCCCTTTCCACATTCCTTTAAATCATACATCTCTAGTAATTCTTGAGGTGTAATGTTGCCTATATTTTCAAGGTTCTT